GCTTTGTCACTAATCTCGTGATACTTATGAGAATTCGGTTTGTAATCCTGTTCCGGCATATCTTTTCCTCCTTTTGAAAAGCTCGGAGAACCGGTATAAAATACCAAGTTCTCCTTGTTTGTTAGTCGATAGTTTCTTCATTAACGATTTCTCCAATTGCATATCCTACTCTATATGCAGCGTGCGTTAACCATACCAACACTCCGCCCAAAGCAAGAATATTTGCAACTTTTTCTCGTTTAGTCATGTCTATCACCTCCATTATATGAGTGGCAATTTCGTCGAGATTACAATAATGCTTTAGTCCATAACACAGCGGGTCCTAGCATAAAGCATTCAACACCTACTGTCTTTTTTAGTTTATCGGCGTCTTCTTGTGTAAATTTTCCGATGTAGAATATCACATTATGCCCATCTTTCAAAAATTGTTTCAAACATACAACTGACCCATTAAGGGAGTTTTTCTCGAGAAACACGTAGAAAGGAATATATTGCGATTCTTCTACATATATAAACCATGCCATCATAAATAATTCCTGCTATAATACTCAGGTTCGACCTCATAGTCGAGTACAATACAAGGTTCTCCCCAGTCAGCTATTCGAGCAGAGTACTTGATTTCTACCTTATCTCCTCCATCATACGGATGCCATCCGAAATCATCACCTTTCTTGCACTCGTTCAAATCAAGGAGATAGTATAGGTCGTTCAGGGGGATGAAGTCTCCGGATAATGCTCTTTCGTTCAAATCGTTGACACATCTTCTGATATGTTCGAGGTCTGAGCGAAAATATCTATCCAGATACGGGTCGTAGAATAGGGTTTCCCCATATTTTGTACGTGTAACATTTGCGTTACGTTTTTCCTCTGTCGATACGTCTATCTTAGATTCCGCAAGATGTTTGTCAGCGACTTTAGCTTTTATTTCGTCAAATGTATTCTTGCCGACGCTTTCTAGTGTCGCGTCCTGAAAATGATGCAACGCGGCTTCACTCATACCGAAAGCGGTAGCCATAACAGCTTCTCTTTTACCAGAAACGTAATTGCTTGCGATAAAGCACGCTGTAGAAATAACACCCATCGCAGCAGCAGACCAATATGCTTTTACGAAGCACTTAGCAGTCTCTTTTTTGCCGAGAGTAACTTTGTCGTCTTTCTTTTCCTGACGAAGTTTTTCTTCAGCCTCCTCGACAAGTTTTTCAGCTTTCGGGGTAGCCTTGACCGACATAATTACGGTGCCAATCATGCCGACAATTCCAAGCACCGTCAAAATCTGTGGTGAATATTTCTTTAAATTCATAACTAATTCCTCCTTTTAAAAAGCTAGAAGAGCCGGTATAAAATACCAAGCTCTTCGTTGTTTGGGTCTTACATGTAATAATCGTCGTCGAGTTTTGCAATACGTCTCTCGATGTCTTCGATGCAACTCGTGATATAAGTTTCGAGTCCGGTCAAACCTCTGACTTTGTCGTATTTGCTACTGTTTGTATAGTAGTCATGCGACTTCATCAGTTTGTTGATGTCCTTTCTAACTCTCTCACGAGTTGCAATCAAATGCTCAAGTCTTGTATTTGTCATAATAATGACCTCCAATTATAATATAGTAAGGTTTCCCTTCCATTATAAAGGTGGCAAAAACGTCGAGGTTATTTGACAAACTCGAACGAGAAACCTTTATGTTTTTTTCTAGAGGAATTATTATTCAAGCAAAGATATATACAACCACGATTTCCTCTCATGCCGACAATTCCAAGCACCGTCAAAATCTGTGGTGAATATTTCTTTAAATTCATAACTAATTCCTCCTTTTAAAAAGCTAGAAGAGCCGGTATAAAATACCAAGCTCTTCGTTGTTTGGGTCTTACATGTAATAATCGTCGTCGAGTTTTGCAATACGTCTCTCGATGTCTTCGATGCAACTCGTGATATAAGTTTCGAGTCCGGTCAAACCTCTGACTTTGTCGTATTTGCTACTGTTTGTATAGTAGTCATGCGACTTCATCAGTTTGTTGATGTCCTTTCTAACTCTCTCACGAGTTGCAATCAAATGCTCAAGTCTTGTATTTGTCATAATAATGACCTCCAATTATAATATAGTAAGGTTTCCCTTCCATTATAAAGGTGGCAAAAACGTCGAGGTTATTTGACAAACTCGAACGAGAAACCTTTATGTTTTTTTCTAGAGGAATTATTATTCAAGCAAAGATATATACAACCACGATTTCCTCTAACCTTACGGGCTGCTTCGGCGTATCCGGTGACAAGTTCCCCAGTTTCAATTATTCGAATTCTCTTTTTTGAAGGGCGTCCAACACTTTTTCTCTCTTGCATTCGAAAACCTCCTTTTCGGCTGTTTCATAATTGTCAATCAGCCTATCAAGATACCACCGAGCTTTCTTTAGGTCTTCGAGACCGTTCTTTTTCTTGAACCGGCAAACGTATTTAATAATGTTTCCGACATAAAACGCTTCTGATGCGGTGCATTCTTGCGTAAAAGCTTCTATCACGTCTATTACTTCCATGCCGCCTTGCTGATAATGGCTGGGATGATTTACTGATTCTGCCATGATTCATTTTCCTCCTCTATTTCTTCTTTGACCTCGTCTATAAGCCACATATCAGTACATTCGGATTCTAATTCCACCAGTTTGTGATATAGTTCATTTATTTTTTCGTCTGTGCATGTTATGATAACATCTGCATATAGTCCTTTGTAGTCGGCTTTGTTTATAATCATGTAATCACTAAACCAGCATTCACATTCGTTATAAATATCAATTCCGACAAGGATACATGCCTGATAAAGTTTATATTCTATTTTCGCAGGAATGGTTGCTTCCCAGATATAAATAGGGTTGTTCATGCTATATCTCCTTCATATCTTCAAAAATAACAGGAATATCAAAATAAAGTCTGCTGAGCAAAGGAATCATCAAATCTCGCATGCTAGCATCAGCGCGAGAAGAGGTTCGTTCCTTGAATATATGCCTCCATTCGCGATAGTTTGCTGTAACGACAATCTCAGTTTTAGTGCAATTCGGAAGAATTGCTCGTGCCGTTTCCGGCGACTTTCCATTAGCGATTGCCCGATTGTATTCGTACTCGTCATTAATGCACGAACGTTTCCAAGCCTCAAATTCGCCTTCTGTCAATCCTACTGGGGGAATAAAAGTAATTTCATTCGAGAATCTGTCTTTTGTGTAGTTGCAGTATCTCTGTGATTCTTGAGAAAAAGCGCAGAGTCTATGGCGAACTAACTGATGAGAGACGCTTCTCGACGTTATGAATTTCACCGTTAAAGACGAATGCTCAAGAACTGACTCGTGCCCGCTATTAATTATGTTGCGTATAAAGTTTTTACATCTCTCAAAATCTCCAGGTTCAGACTTGTAGCATGTTCGACCGGCTTTCTCGATAAGACGCAATTCTTTTTCTGCATTATGAGATATCTCTGTGAGAATCTCGAATGATTGTGATTCAATTTTCATATGTTTCCTCCTTTGAATCATTGATGGTTACGTTTATTTTGCTTCTTCTTTCGGAAATTAATTCTATTTGAAGAAAGCGCACGTAGTCGTTGAGGCTTTCGATGGTTGCTTTCTGTTTGTCCATGTCATGTTTGAATCGTGCCTCTGCTATTAAATATCCAATGTAAGTATACACACAGGACAGAACAAACAACACAAATAAAGCAGCAATAATTTTAAATATCAATCTCGTTACCTCCATTTTGAAAAGCAAAGAGCCATGGCAAACGCCACAGCTCTGCTGTTCGAGTTAATCTTCAATATTAATGTCTGAATCAGTTTCCGTCGCAGGTTCCGTTTCGACAACTACGCCGTCGAGAGCATCAGTTTCCGTATCAGGCACATCAACAGGATTAGACTTCATTTCAGTCCGTTTTGCTTTAAAGTTTTTAAATCCTTTACAAAACTTCCCAAGAATGAACGTTCCAATCGCCGTAGCCAGTGTCTGGTACAGGAACATTACCATCTCCTTTCCGAGTTTTTTCATTGCCTTTACTAAAGTCTGTTTCATAAAGAAACGCCTCCTAAAAATAATATTGTGAGATTTCTCTCCATTATAATAACGGTAATTTTGTCGAGCGAATACTGTACAATTCGTCTCTACGTTTCTCGCAATATTCGGTGACCCTTCTAGCAAGTCCTCTGCACAAACGAATGTCCGATTCGACAGACTCTAGGGTTTTCTCGAATTCTGCCTGTTCTGATAGATTTTCGAACACTTTTGCCATCTTTTCTTTAATAAGGTCGTGTTCATATTCCTCGATAATTCCGCAAACTACGTTAGACAGTTCGGTCACGTTAATGAGATTATTAGTTAATTCATTATGTTTCATAAATATCAATCCTTTCTAAAAAAAAAAGAAGACTAACGGTTAGTTAGTCTTCGTCAGATGTGACATAATCTATAAGATTAGCCACTGCTGTGATTAAAGCTCCTGCACAGGTTAATACAGTAATAACCTTTTCGATCACTTTAACCATTGCTTCTGCATCCTTTTTCATAATATCACCTCCGTTATACAGGTGGTAATTATGGCGAAAAAATGGTAGAAGCGGTGTTTCTGGATTCCAACCAGTTCTCCCAGTCCATAAACGGTCAGGGCGCTCTACGATTAAGCTATTATTGCGGTATAACTCCGCACACTTCTCCTTCCATTATAAGAGTGGTAGATTTGTCGAGGATAAAAGAAAGACTAACGGTTAGTTAGTCTTTAAAGTCTTTTCGGAATATAATGTAATACACGATTCCACCAAATAAAATATACGGACATAAAGGAGCAAATATAAGTAATCCAATAATAAACAATGCAATTTTCGCAAGGTTTCCAAATATCTTACTTAATTTAAATTCCCATAAATGTCCGTGATACTTCTTCATGTTCTTTTTTGTATTTCTCATAATATCACCTCCATTATAAAGGTGGTAATTTACGCCGAGAAAAAAGCAAAGAGCCATGGCAAATGCCACAGCTCGTATGCTTTTTAACTGTTCTTGTTTTGATATACTCCGTAGATTATAAGAATAATTCCAACAATGATCCAGATATTCATTCGCTGTCACCTCCTTTACGTTGTTTTGAGTGATGAATCGCATAGTATATTTCAACAATTATTCTCTTTATAAGCCACGTTATCGCAGCTATAATACCAATAATCATCAAAATGCCAGCTAATCCAGCTCCCAACAATATTTTGATAATTGCAAATAATGCTGTAATCATATTAAATTACTCCTTTCTGGAAAATATCTCCATTATACAGGTGGTAAAATACTCGAAAAAAAAAAAGCAGTGGTAAATACCGACTGCTTTTTTGTATTATTCTATTTCTGTAAAGGAACCCTCTTTCGAAAAAAATGGAATTTTCAAAACTCTATCATATAATACTAATACATTGTTCGATAACTGTTTCGCAGGTATAAAATCTCGAATTAGTGTATCGCCATCATATATTTGACAACTGTAAAATTTCGTATAGCTTTTCCCAGTTGAACCGGAAGCTCCTCCGGCACTGACATTCATATCAAATAAAAACATGGAATTGATGCCGTCGGTCAGTGCGCCATTCGTTAATACCTTTTCAATCACTGTCCCGTCCGGATACGAGAAGCGCATGTTCAGTCCTTCCGCCGAAATGGTACATCTTGAACAGAAATCTATATTATCCAGATAGGTCGTGTCGCCATTACCACGCATACAATGAGCACCGCCCCAATTTTGCTGATTCCGGACGAACAGCACCCATAAGTCTGAACCGCTTTTATAGTTGTAGCGTGAACCGTATAAAACCATAGGACTGCCGTATTGACTGCTAGTATTGGGAATGCTGTCAATCACAATTTTGGTGTTGACTGTATGCACGATTTGCGTATTAACATATAAATTGCCGCTTGTCTGCACGGAATTGACCGTTTCAAAATTATCTTCAAAAACAGACGACAAGAATCCGTTCCCATTTACATCCGGATAAAATACATTTGTCAGTGTTTCCAGCATTCCGGAAACGCCATCAGAACTTTGCTTGACTGGTACAAAATTCATGGTAAGCGAGTTATTTTCATAAATCTTGAACGAATACAGACAAAATTCTCCGAAATTCGATACACTGCCACTGTTATTATAGCATCCTATCCAAATTGGGCGACCTCCGTAACCTGTTGTTCCTGTCGGTGCAGAAACGCTGTCAATTAGTGTTTCTCCGTCGTACCACGAAAGTAGTTCCTTATCCAATACAATCTTGATTTTTCGATAATACGGCAGACTTTTTGAAACTGTAGTGCGGTTTCCGCCCCATGCGAATTGAATTCCATGATTTCCAGAGCGATTATATGTCAGATAAAGCATGTTTGTTCCGAAAAGAGTCTGGTAATATTGGTCGTAATTGTCTAACAGCATGACTTCGCATTCGATTCTGGTATTATCGTTCGGAACATATCCGGTGTTGAAATACTGGCGGTTTGTTGTCCGGATAAAATCGAGCGGTAAAAAATCACTTTCTCTTTTCCATATGAGATGGTCACCAAGAAACAGCTTCTGCACATAATTCGTGCCGAGCATAATATTTTCAGCTTGCTGTAATATCATTTTATCACGTCCCTTCTATTTCTTCAAAAATAGCATAAAGACGATACGGCTCTTTTGTATCTATGGCATCATATTGCTCCTGAGTTCCAACCCATGGCTGAACAAAAACGTAAGCTTTTTGCAAAAGAGAATATATTGCAACACGAATATCTTGACCGTATATTCCAGAAGAAATGGTGGCTAATTCGGAGCTTATATCAGTTAAGTTTTCGAAACCTTCTATAGTAATTGTCGAACCTACTATTCCGTCTTTAATCTCTTTTCCATAAGAGGACTTTATAATATTATCATCAATCATCGTAATGCTCAACCTCCCAACTTGTCATGATGCCGTTAACAAATTCAAAGATATGTCTGGCGTCTGCCCCGTCAATAGAAAACGATGCTGATATGCCAGGCTGATTGTCGCCAACCAATAAGGTATTGGTTCCTAATATTATGAAATCACCATGGATGGATACTCCTCTTGCATATTCATGACCGTATTCGTCATTTAAGGCGGTATCTACTGATATTCTTTGTGCATCAGTTCGTCCTTTAATCCATCCGTTTTGCATTCTAACAACTCCGGGCGCGGCGTTAGGGTCTGATGCGTTGCATGTAAAGTTTCCAGTGATGTTAGCTCCATAAGAAGAATCTTCTAATTTTCCCATGTCAACAATAGTGTTTCCGCTTGCGTCTTTTACTCGCAAAGAGCCATCCAGATATATATCTTCATGTGTCTCCGGGTCTTCGCCCATATACCAGTGACCGAGCCACATGGTGCCGCCTCGTATTCTATCCGCTGACATAACGCCGGTTGTTATTGCATCTGCGACTATATTCCCGTCGTTAGTTATAGCAACGTTAACATCTTCAGTGAACCCATTCGGAAAATATCCAATACCAGCAGAATTAAACAGCCATCCTTTAGCTCCTTCTGCGGTATAATCAGCTACATTTGAAAGCACCATTCCCGTTGTATGACCATCATTTTCATCATACCTGAATGTAAGAATACCTGAGGTAGCGGTATTAAGTAACTGAGCTGCATTATTCTGTGCAGATTTGAGAATAACCGATTGAGACGGGTAGGCATTTATTTTAGCCAGCAAATCATCGTTTATGGTGTTAAGCTGACCACTTAACGTTTGCTCTGTTTTCGACCCAAGTGTAAAAGAATTTGATGCGGGCTGGTCTATTTTGATTTGTAATTCGGTGACTGGGAAAACCTTATTTAATCCATGAGGAGTAGATATAACCTGAACCTCGTCCAAGATTCTTATATCGTCAACGTTAGCACCCATGAGCTGCAAGTCAACCGCAGATACTTTAAGGGTCATCTCGTCAAACTGACCTTCTGTCAGATATTTTCGTGCAGTTTCCATCAATTTATCGGGGTCTTCAATATTACTCCACGTTATTTGTTGTTCAATCCATCCGTATGTTGTGACGGCTTCTTCATTAACAACAAATAAGGAATCATGCTTGCCACTAGGATTTGTCGAATCGGCTGCTTTTTCAACAGTTGTGTAAGTATCGAATTCCTCAGGAGACTCGATCGCAGCGTTTATTCTAGGCATGATATCAGAACCAAACCCAGCAATCATTAGTCTGTATTTTCCACCAACATCACTCGGCGGAATTTCCAATTTGTATTCGACAAGGTCTGTGAACCCTGATGAACCTGCTTCGTATTTACTATGCAGATTGCCCGACGGGTCTTGTAAAGCCCACATAACTCTATTGTCGTGATTTCGACATGAAATATAATAGGTTTTTCCCGGGTCAACTTCAACATACGTATTCGAGCCCTGATAAGAACCTGCTAACGAGGGGTCATAATATATGGTCACATTGTCCGTTTCTTCGTCATACTCTATGTAATGCCCGTCAGCCAAGTGTGCATCAATTTTATCGCCAACTGCTGTATTCCCGGCAGTAGCGATAGTCTTTCCTAAAGGAAGCAGTACTGTACAAAGACTAGACATATCATAATTTCGAGTAAAATCAAGCAGATTCGTGCCAAACTCTATCTTCTGAGAAGAAGTTCTTGGACAAGCTGCTCGATAATCAAGATACTGATGCCCGTTTTCATATCTGATGTACAGATAACCCTTGTATTTCTGTACAAGTGCCTTGAGAACATCCCATGTCGTGTTATAGTTGGTGGTTGTTGGGTCAATTAAAGTATCTCCATTCACGGTAACAACACCAACTTCAAACTGTTTAGATGCTTCAACTTTCTGATTGTGAATACTGAGAATCTGAGAAACAAATTCTCTGACATTCATATCCTTGTAAACTTTCTGAGGTTGACGAGTATCGTTCAAACAAGAAAGATGCCCTTCTACGTATATTTTCTTGTTTTTCCAGAAATCCATATCTTCGGAAAGGACACGCCCTTTCCATATAGGTTGGTCGTTTTTCTCTACTGTCACAAGACCTTTCATTCGTTGAATGGAATCATAAGCAACATTAGCGGCAGGAAGAGAAAACTCAAGAGAACCTGAAGCGTTTGCTTTAAGAGTTAATGTTGGCGACACTACCTTGTATTCTTCCATAGGAGTAGTGTCAAGATAAAACAAAGTATTTTCATAATATATTTTATACATAATCACAAACTCCCTATATAAAAGTCTATAGATAGTTGTCCCCATCCTTTAGCGGCAAGACGAACTCCATTGGTCGGATGTTGCATGGAAAATATAATATTCGGGTCTGTTATGTCGCCGTCTGCCATATGAGTAAGGTATTGAAGCTCGAGTTCGTCGTTCTCGAACCAAATATCCATGCCGTTTTCATCGTGCGAACGTATTGTCAACTTTGGACAAACTGTCATTCGACCAATAGCCTCTTGACGGTATCGTTCATCTATATTCAAAGAATTGAACACCTGTTTATAACCATCAGTTGGGTCTAGACCGTCATTTGACGAAACATCAAGGTAGAGATAGAAATCTCTTAGAATAACGCCAGATTCGAAATTAAACGGATCCCATTGCCATTTCTCGGTTGTTGTCCATTTTGATTTCTTGTAAGGGTCTAAATTATACTGAATCGTGATAGTCGAATAGTGTTCGCCCGGTTCAAATTTATCGAGCCAGAATCGCCCTTCATACCAATAAGCAGGGTCGTCTTCGAGAGATACTCTCTTTCTTTGACCATTGAGATAGTTTGATACTTTCGCATACGTTTCATGCCATGTGTATGGACTGTCAGGATGAATCAGGAATTTCAAACTGCCCGTTCTATTTCCATATGTTGGATACTTTTTTAGACTCGTAGTAACGTCTATTAAGCCGTCTCTTCCGGGAACAGAGATTGTCTGAATATCGAATGATGGCGGCTGAAACGAAGGTCGTTCTGTCGGGGCAAGATACCAGTCATCGTACGTATTAACTGTTCCAAAGTCTCGTCCAAAACGATTTGAGCCAGTTTCAGCAAACGTAAGAGCATAATACATAATATCACCTCTTTATAGAAAAAAGCAAAGACTACTGGTAAATTTAGTAGCCTTTGCTTGGATTATTTAGTTTTTCTTTTGATGAGAATACCATTCATATGCCGCATCAATCCATGTTTTGTCTTGGCTTCTATAGTATTCAATTTCTTCCGAAATTGTTTCTATGAGCCACCATGCCAAAAACAGAACTGATGAAAGCACTCCGAAATAGCATAACCATGCAATTGTCATATCTATCACCTCCATTATAGAGGTGGTAGATTATTACTTAATTGCCTCTATTGACTCGACTTGCCCTTAGCGAAAGAGAGTTATCTAGATAAGGGGTCATAGCACCAACCAACGCCCCAGTATCGAGTACAACTTGTGAGTTATTTTGATTCTGTACCAACTGGTCGAGATACCGATTCATGGTGTCCATCCGATTAGTTACTTCGCTGTCATCGTAGAACGAACCATCGTCCTCTAATCCGTCAGCGAGTTCCTGCTGATACGCGGTTCCATCGGCAATGTCCGCAGATTCCTGAATAGCATATTCACCATAGTAATCATTCATGAGTCCGCCGAGATAGCTGTCACTGAATTGTGTACCCCATTCTGTTCCATCGACTTTCAACACTTGTTCGGGGTCGAGGGATATCTGTGCTCCGTCCAGAGACAGTGCATTAGTAATATCCTCGTTTCCGAACGAACCGAAAATATTAGCAGAAGCGTCTTTTATTTTCGGTGAATATCTATCAAATAACTGGTTGAATGCTTCGCCGATTCTATCGCCAGTCTTAGTCGAAGAAAGACCGTTGATCATTCCGTCAGCGTATTGTTCAGCACCGTTTTCTCCGGCTTCCGTCATATCAGGCATTAATGCGCCTTCATTCGCTTTTTTCTGCAAATCATCAGCGGTGGTTTCAGTCTCTTTGATAGCGTCGTTTACTGCGCTGATGTCGTCTGTAGAAAAGACTTCTTTCCACATATTAGCCATAGAGTCCATCGAAGTATTAATAGCGCTTCCTTCTCCGTTTATGTTCATAAAGGTATCTTTCAAAGACTGAGCGGTGTTGTTCATTTGCTCTAGACGTTCTATGGTTTTATTCATATTATCTGTTTCGTCCATCCATGAAAATAGAGCATCTCTGGCAGCTTGTATACCGAGAGTAAACACAAGCCACGCCTCACCAACACCGATTAGAACAAGACCCAAACCGATTAAAACGTCAATAAGACCATTTACAATAGCCATCAACACAAACAACAAAGTAGCAACCACAGCTAGAACGGCTTTGGATATTTTATCGCCATATTGTTGCATAAAGTCGTTTATCATATCTTCAGACCAACCCATCGCTGTTCCAATAGCGGCTACAAGTATATATTCTATCAAATATAAAACAGCACCGATTAAATGACCTACAGCAAATACTAATGGACCTGCTAAATTCACGATAGCGTCACCGATACCATATATAACGAGAGCAACAATACCGATTATAGCATTTATTAACTTGTTTATCGGAGCGTCTTTTGCTTTCTTTACAAAATCTTCAAAGAAGCTAGACATCTCAATTCCGTCGGCTAAAGCTTCTGACCAAGTTGTTAAGTCTGTTCCTGCTAGACCATTTAGAAGTTCAATTATTACGTCAGCCACGCCGCGACCTAAATCGTAAGCCACGATAATCAGCAAATCGACTAGTTCGCCGAGCAGAGTAGCGACATCCTCAATTAACATTATCAGGAAATCCATAATAAGGTCATTAAGAGAACGCTGAGATTCTTTGATAGCAGGTTCTGCTTTGGTAAACGCTTGACAAATATCAATAATAGTCTGTGCTAATTTGTCTTTTCCATGCTTAGCGTCCCATTCAGTAGAGATTTCGATTAAAGATTTTAAAGCCCAAATAACAACAGCAATCGCTCCAACTATGGATAATACTGCTATGCCTAATCCGGTAAGAATTTTTCCGATATTTCCTAAAGCCATCGTCGAGTTATTGAATGAGTTATTGAATAGATTAAAGTTTCCACTAACCCCCAACAACTTGCCGACCATGCCGATAACTAATCCTATAACTACAATAATACCAGCCATAACGGCGACCGTTTTCCACCAATCGTCATTCCACTTTATTGTGCTCATCGTGTTCATGGCTTTGGCTATGTGTTCAATACCTTTACCGATTAGGACGAACGTTGCACCGAGAGAAAGTAGTTTTTTCGCTTGGAAGCCGGTAGCGGAGAGAGGCATGGTTGCTTTAACTAACGCTATAATCAGTATCACAACCGCCACAATAGCACCTGCGAAAACGGCTAATGCTTTCCACCAAGCTCCTTTAGAAACTTTTTCACTATCTGCAACAGCTTTTATAAGAACCGATAAACTAGCAATAACTATCGTTATTCCTATAGCAATTAGCAATATAGCTCCGCCAATTGCTCCAATAGCCGCCGCTGATGCGGGATTCAATATTACTGTTGCCGCTTTAATTAAAGCAGAAGTTAAAATAACAAGAGCAGCTAATATAGCTATAATTACGACAGCTCCCACTGCTAAAGCGTCTTCGCTTCCGCTTGCCACAGCCACAACAATTATTGTATACAATGTTTCTATAGCAGTAACTATTAAAAGCATCGCGCCAGACAAAGCTAAAATAAACACAGCCATAGCAAATATGGAAACAACGCCTTGCGTAGTAACTATAAGAGCAGCCGCTTTGCCTAGTTCATAAACCAAACCTACCATAATTCCCATAATTGCCCCAACTATAACAGCAGCGGCAATAGCTTTACCTACACCAAACAAAGCAATGGTTCCAATAAGAATAAGCATTGCGCCCATTATAATACTTACTGCAATGGATATTATAATCATCGAACCTGCTAGAGCTAGGATTCCTTTAGCCGCAGTAGGATTGATTCCGCCTTTTGTCACTTTTAATAAAACAACAGAGAATCCTAACATAATTGCGAAAAGAGCAGCAATAATAAACAACGCGCCTAATGCTTCACCCGGGGTTATTTCGTATTTGTGTAAAGTTTTAACAAGTTTATTAAATGCTAATACAACCGGATAAATTGATGCAATTAGAATCGCCATTCCGACGCCAGCGTCTTTAGCGTGCTTTGCTCGGTAAGTATAGTCGAGAGTTTTCATTACGCTTTTTAATAACCAGCCAAAAGCGATAATAGCAATCGTTGCTTGAGCTATTCCTTGTTCGTCAAGTCCTGCTAATATTGCCATGCCGATAGATAATTCAAGCATCGCCAATCCGATGGCTCCGATAAAGCTAGATAATGCCAGAATCTTTCTAGCATTGAACATTTTTGTGGAATTTCTTAGGATGAGAATCATGGCGATTATAGCTACGATTATTTCCATGAACGCTTCTACAACTTCAGCATATCTGTCAGTAGGGATTGTGCTCAGAACAAACAGAGAAGCTGTTATAGACAAGAACAAAAAGCTAATAGCGGTAATAAGTTTAGCAAGGGTGCTTTGTTCATATGCGATAGCCATTCTTTTTACAGATTCTCCAATATCGAGGACAACTTTTTTAATAGTGTCGAGAACGTCAACTACCATTTTGCCTATCTTAGCAATTATGTTTACTCCTTTGATGGTCTGAATAAGGATAATGGCATAAAGCAAACCTGTAAGAAGAGGAGTAAGTTTCTTTACAAACTCTCCGACATTTTGAATCACCGCGGCAACATCGATGTTCTTAATTGCTTCCCATTTCTGAGCGAAGAAATCTTTAATCATTCCAAAGAAGCTCTTGATTTTGTCGGAAGCTTTAGACGGAATGCTTGTAATTGTCGAAAAGAGATTCTTTATGTTGTTTACAGTTGTTTCCAAACCACCGCCGGATGCTGTGAAATTATCCATGGCATCAGCAATAATGTTAAGACCGTTTGCGATTAAATCTCCGTTAATCTCGATTCCGGACAACTCTAAAACTAAGAATATCAATCCTGCAATGAGAGTAATAGGCGAGAAGATTGCTTTTACTATTCCCGTTAGCAATCCGCCAAATCCGGATAACAACCCTACAAGACCACTCAGCAGTTTGCTTGCCGGTTTAAGAAGAACGAACAGAGCAATTAGAGTATCACTGAACGGAGCGTTTAAGAAAGCAATAAGAGCATCTGCAATTCGATGCATGATGTTCAGATTCTTGATTGTAAATATATTATCGAAAAGTAGGGTTGCGATATTCCAAAACGTTCCTGCAACTTTCTCGATTACTGTGGCGATAATCACAGCAGTTTTAGCTAGCAAGTCTGTGAAAGCGTTAATCTTAGGAATGCCAATGTCATCTACGAAATATTTAAATCGCATAGAGAGACGAAGCAACGCTTTTCCGTCAATAACATCAAAGAAGCTATACCAAATATTTTGAAATCTGGCAATCTGCATAGAGAATATTTCCCATAATCTTGCCAGAGATTTGAGAACCGATTTTCTGCCGAGAGGATTTCCAGCCCAGATTCTTAACGCCTCGTTTCTTGCAGCATTAAATCCACCGATTATGTCAGTAAGGGCATCAGAAACTGCAGTCCATAAATTTCTTGCGTCGTAGAAGTGCCCGAATATGTATTCCCATGAAGTAGTCCAGCTAGTCGTAGCGGCTTCTGTAACTGCAGCCCACATCTGATGAAAAGTTTTAGCTTTAGTGGCTGCTTCATAAGCAACCTGACCAAAGGCTTGAATCTGGTCGATTTCTTCTTGAGTATAACCGAGTGCTTCATACATTTCGTCGCTCCAGTCGTTTGCAAATTCGTGCATAGTATTGACGAATACATCTGTGCTAAGCCATTGTGTATCTGACAGTGAGTAACGAAAGCCCATTCCTCGAGAATGTTTTGTTTCGACAATGTCTTCTCTGATTGAGTTAATTGCTCCTGCTCGTGCTTGAATGTACTCTCGGTATGCCTCATCAGTATCGTACATATGTTGAGCCATGTCAATAAGCTTATCTTGAAATTCTTTCGACGCAAATCCACCGACTGTTTCAAAAGAGAGCCAATCGTGTAAACTTAAATATCCAGTAGCTAAACTGGTTCCAACTCTCTGCATCATATGGGCGGCTTGTTCAGGATTTGCACCAATAAAAGCGGCATAGTTAGACATGCCTTCTACTACGGATTTACTTTCGTACAAGTCAACGCCGGCGGTTGTTAGTTTGCCTATCGCGGAAGTCATCTGAGCATAATTGTAGATAGTCTTATCGGCATATTCGTTAAGTTCGTCCAAAACATCTTCGACATCTTGCATTGTGTAAACCTGTTCACCCAATGCGTCAGTTGTGTCACGGATAGCGTCGCCCATTTTGATTTCGCCATTAGCGATTTTGTTCACTAATGCCTGAACAGTTTCATACTGGTCACCGAGGGCTTTCTTTCGTGCTTCTCCGTTGCCGTATGTTCCCTTATTCCAGATTTCCCATGCTTTCTCCATGGCTTCGCTAGAATCCATCAGAGCCTCTCCTGATTTGCCCATTTCTTCCAAAGCATCTCTGGTTAAGATTCCGACGTTAGCGGCGATAGTCTGAACAGAGTTGGTCTTAAGCTCGTATTCCGAGAAACCAGTCATAATGGGTTGAAACGTAACTTCGTTAATCATCTGCTGAACCTTGCCGAATGTATTCTCGAACACGCCAAGTATTCTGGCACCGAGAGCATCGAATAAACCTCCAATGATTCCGGTTCGATGCTCGACAGTTTCGCTCAGCTTATCTACAGATTTAACGAGATGGTCAAAAGAGAAATTGTCTACAGATTTCTGAACTTTGCTGAAAGACAAAGCCTCTTTCAGTTTATCCAAAGATTTCATTGTCTGAGATACGTTCTTCTCAAATTTAGAATTCTCAAATCGCATCTCGACAATTCGAGTGTCTACTTCTCTGCTCAATTGTGGTCACTCCTTATTTGGTTATTTCTTGCCAAACTCCTTTTTCTATTTCATCGAAGATTGGCTTGATTGCCGGGTTGATGTAGTCAGTTCCTTGGACGTAGCCACCTGTTCCAGTACCATGACCATATTGCAAAAGAATTGCGATAGGGGTTCCATTTTCTGTAACATTAGAGTTCGTCCATATGATAGAAACCGAGTCTTTTTTAGCAGTTATAATATAACCCCACGAAGCGGCAGTTAAGCCTGTGTCGCTAGGGGTAACTGAAGCCAAAGCGTCTACTCCTTTTTTGCCGTAATAATCTAGCTTATCGAAGAAGTTTCGACTGTGGAGTTTGAAGAGGAACTTCTCTGTGGATTTGAAGTCTCCTTTATGGACAAAAGTAATCATCGTGTTCACCCATTTTGATTCGATGTTATTTTGTTGTTTTTTTTTCTCATTTTCTATTATATATAAAATTATTTTTTTATAAAATATAGAAAAAAAAACAACAAAACATCAGGAATGGCTATTTTGCGTGGTTTTTCGATGTTAAAAACGTGTTTAAAAACAACATAAAAATCACATAAAAACAACATTTTCCACATTTTTTCGAAAATTTTGTAACTTTTTGCTCGAAAAGAGCAATTTATGTTGAAAATTTTTAACATAAAAATCACATAAAAACAACATAAATCACCCTTTCGAACCAAGTTTTGCACGGCGAGAAGCATTCAAAGCAGTGTTATGTTTCATCAAATCTCGAGTACTTTTTCCGCCTTTTTTGCCTCCATAAGCAGCCTGATTTTTCACTGAGCAAACCTGTATCAAAGAAAGCAATCTGTTTATATGCCACTTCTCACACTCGAATGGAATCTCGTTAGCTATCATCCAATAATAGACCAATTCGGAAGTAATGACCTCTCTGGATGGCGGCTTGTTGTCGTTCGGTCTTTTATTTATATGTGTTGCAGTCATAGGGTCTTCCAGATAATCGACTATCCGTTTCATCTCCGACTGCGGAATATTCATATAAACTTCGTCCGGAACGTTCTTCTCGATAGTCATGCATCGAATGTAATCAAGCATTTCTTCGGCGGTTTTTTCTTCCTTTTTTAGAAATGCTTTTTTCCATTTTGATTCCCATTTCGAAATAGAAATCAGGGAATGCTCGAGAGAAATCTTAGTCTCCGGAATGTATCTAGTTTCGAAGAATTCCTCTCGTGCAGGGTCCCACATCTCTTTCGATTTTTGCTCAGGTACGGTTATGATAATCATTTCATTTTAAGCGCAGGATGATTCTTAAGCTGTTCCTGCACCTCTGCAGATTTACTCATTTCCTGAAGCTTCTTCGGAACAATGCCGTTCACGAATTCAGAAGCTTTATCAGCATTCGTGATGAGCTCCATGAACAGAGCATCATAAGCCGGAGTCTGCATGAATTCGTCAGCGAGTTCTTTCGACTTAACGAATCTTCTGCCATCATCAGACTTTTCGCCGTATGATTTAGCGATAAGCGCCTTAAATGTCTCCATGAGCTTAGGAGCACTCTTTCTCTGAATGATTCTCTGCATCATATTTGTGAATCCGCCCTCCGTGGACATCTCCATTTCCATGAGTTCAGATTCGGAAAGGTTGAAATAGAAATCCTCTTCTCTTTCAGTGCCGTTCCAGTCTTCAAATTTAATTGTTTTACGTAACATAATGGTTCTCCTCCTTGAGATTATTTAATTTTCTTCGAGCAAGCCAGAATACTCGTGGTCATCGATTGTGATTGTTACATTTACCAATTTCTTTTCGGCAGGTTCCGAGGTTATGTGGTCAACAGGTTTTGTAAATCCGTTCAGCCCGGCGGATTTGATGATTTCCGGAAAGTTTTCTTTGTAACAGTAATCCATATCACAGCGGCGGTTAATGCCCGGCACAGTTCCGTTATCTGAATACTGCCACATATCGAACGGGTACTTGTAGGAAGTCTCTGAAACGCCGTAATGCGCCACCCAGACGGTATATCGTTTCAGAATATCTTCTGTGAAATAATTCTCCAGATAAGACTTGCTGGAA